TACTTTCGGTTCTTATCCATCTATGAACAAAACCGTCTGGCGCAGGTGGTGCATCCAGAGATGATGGTGGCGTCCAAGGTTTAATTCTAACCTCTTTTTTTTCTTCTGACGCGCGTGAAGTTCTATTTATTTTATCGCTCATTCTATACCTCCTTCACGAATTTAGCGTATTCTTCTAGTGGCACCCCTAATTTTTTGGCAATAGCCACCTGTGATTTGGTGAGTCTCACAGATCTACGTCCCTGCTGAGTTCTTCCAGCAGAAGCAACTTTTTGGACGGGTTTTCGTTGCTCTGTATTAGCAAAACGATGAGGGAAGTTATCCTTCATTCGCTTGTCTATTTCATTATAATACTCATCACTTTCTACATCAATACCCATGCCCACTAGATCTTCGTGCACAGTCATTGCAGCGTTTGTCATGATTTTGTCGTTACCAAACCAAGCATTTTTAGATGCCCAATCCTTTGCTCTTTGGCTAGGTTCAGATTGTGCAGGTTGCTCTTGAGTTGGCTCCTCTTTTGGTGCGTTTTTTTGCTCTTCAAGCTGTTTCAATCTAGCTTCTCTATCAGCCATTTTGATTCTAGCTTTTTCTTTTTCAACAGTTAATTGAGTAAGCTCATCATTTGCTTCCATGATTTTTTCTGCATCATTGGATTCAATTGCTTCTTTTAACTTACGCTTTACCTGTTCTCTTTGAGCATCTACTCTCGCATCAAACTCCTTCAGATATTTTTCATCTGTAGAGTCAAACTTAGTTTGAGTATCATCGTACTTTTTCTGAAGACCTTTAGCAAAATCTAAAGCAGCTTTTTCTCTTCTCTCAGCTTCTCTAAATTTCCTTGTCAGTTTATCTATTCTTTTCTTAACTGACTCAGATACTTGAGTAAGGTCGTCAGGATCTTCTTTCTTATCTAACTTAGTTTCTCTTTCGTTTTCGAAAGTTTTATCTTCCGCAGGTTGTTCTTCTGGGATCTCTTGTACATCGACTTCTTCTTTTGGTTTGTCTTTGCTGTGATCCGCATAACCTAAATCAACTTCACCAACATTTAAATTTGGCTCTTTTGATTCTTCCTTCTGTTGTTCTTCAACTTCGACTTTTGTTTCTTTAACGTCGTCTAAATCAAGTTCAACTTCAGGTTGTGTCTTAGCTTGTTCTTGTGCATCAGCCATGATGTTTCCTCCTTAATATAAATGCAGAATATCTTCTGGTTTACTTATTGTTGCGATGATTTCATCATCGTTCAAAATACGGTGTTCACCATATTTTGTTTTGAATCTAGAACCGGCATATCTGCCGTAGATTACAAATTGACCCTTCTTACACCAAGGACCTTTTGGAAATTTATCTTTATCTGCATAACAAAGATCTCCCATTTCAACGACAAGACCTACTACAGTTGTCATTTGAATTGTTTCAGCTGCGGTATCAGTAAAGATTATTCCACCCTTAGTTTTTTTAGGACCTGAGTAAGGTCTAACTAAAAGTCTGTATCCAACAGGTTTAGGTATAAGTTCAAGATATTTTTTAATACCCTCTGGATCCGTGGGTATTGCTGTTTCTTGTGAGTCAGGTGCAGCATCACCTTTTGATTTGACTCCAACTAATTTAGAGTCAGGTGTTATTATCGTCATCGACATTCTCCTCGTTTCTCTGCAGGTCTTTAAGATCCTGTAGCAGCGTTTCTAAAGCGCTGAGTTTCCCTCTAGAATACGATAGGTTGTCGATTGTGTCTACATGGTACACCAAATCCTCTTTTGTCTTCTCAATTTGTTTTTTGATGTAATGTCTGATTGATTGTAATGTATCTAAATCAAGATTCATTAAGCATTTATAACTGATTAGGTCTTAGATGCAACTACTTCTTGCCCTTGAATATCTGTGTTCCTTTTATACCGTAAACACTCGCTACGACGAGAATCCAGAGATTTGTGAACCAGCTCGGAAGCTGTGAGAAATATTCGAAGAATAATTTGACCTTGTCCATTGCGGTTGGGTCATCACTCAGGACTGCCCAAGCGAGCACCAACACGGGCGCCGAGAGGATTATCAAAATAAATTCGTCCTTATAATCTGATTGCCGAGCTTCTAGCAGTTTGCCCTGGTAAGCTTCCTCACCCGCTGCCATCTTTTGTGCATGCATTAGTTGAGCGTCCGACATTGCTTGTTTTGTCTTCTGTCGGTTGGAGTATATATGCGCTCCTGTCTTTACCGCCATCCCTAATAAGTTGAACCATGCCATAATATTGCTCCTGTCTTCGTTTACATAGATAAGGTAACATTAAATGCAATATTTTTAAACCCTCAAGCCCTGCTACCTTCCATCTATACGAGGTTTTATAGTGATTTTCGAAAGTTCGTACATAAACGTTACCTTTATTGAAATATGTGTGAAACAGATCGACGACATCCCTATCAGTCATCTCAACGGATATTTCTATCTTTCTTCTGACTCTACCATCTCTATACACCCCTGCTTTAAAATTACCAAAGGTGCCTTCACCTTCAAAAATACCAGAAAGAAAAATTAATTTTTCTTTTTTGTTTAGAAATTTAAACATTAAAGAAGATCGCTTGTATATCCACCACCTTTTACTAATACGACTTCTGCTTCTTCTATTTCTCCACCTTTTGCTCTTTTCTCTTTGAAAAGATCACTTTCTATTTCTTTAACTTTATCTGCATCGCCTTTTTCTTTCGCTTCTTCTAGCAATTGCAGTAGTTGTGTTACTCTACTAGGCATTTAGACTCCTACATGTTGGGCAACCCTTTTTGAAAACTTCATGTTTCCAACAAGGATCTAGTTTGATTGTTTTTGATTTATATACTTTCTCTTTGAAAAGTAATGTTTTGATTAAATTATATACCCATCTTAACATTATCTGACTCCTATAAATTTATAACCTTTTACTTGTATGTTGTTATTTCCAGGATAAATATTTTTATTTGTAGGTTCTCTGTGTGGACATGGCATTCCACCTGTACCAAATTTGATTGGTGGTATGCTTGAGTTTGGCCCCTTCTTAGGTGGTGGTCCTGATTTTTTACCTATCGTCATATTCTCTTACCTTTAATAAAACATATAAAACAATAATGGAAAAAGGAACTCCTATGATAAATAAATCTATCATAATAAACTTTTATCCACGTTAGATGATATCACAATTTCACCCCCATCGTCATATGATCGAAAATCTGCAAGAAACATATTCTTTGGTGCTGGTGCTTTGATCTGTGTGTTTGGTGTTTTACATGGTGGTAAGGATCCGTCAGGACAGAGCTGTGGTTGTTGTCCTCCACCATCTCTGTCAGGCACAGTCACTTTCTTCTGGCCTGTAGTTAACATCTCTCCGCCAAGGATATCGTCTTTTCTAGCTTGTTTTAAATTTTTTTTATCATACATTCCTTTTGCAATTTTGTTGAAGCCCATTGTTAGAAACCCAACGTTAGGTAATTGCACGGGACCTGTATTTACTTGGAATGGTTTTTTTTGTGGTACAGTTACATTTGATGTAGGAGTTGATCCTGTTCTTGGATCTCCGTCTCCTCCTCCATAGCCAACAGATTTATTACCTGATCTTAAGTTTGCATCGTTTGCTGCTTCAGAACCAAAGTCTCCTGTATCTACCGCATCTCCCTTAGCATATTTTCTATTTTTTCGTTTCATTCACTTTTTCCCTATTCAAGTCAATTTTTTCTTCTGCTATTCTAATTCTTTCTCCAGCTTGATCTTCTGCTGATTCTAATTTCATTTTATCTAAGTCGATTCTTTCTTCAAACTCACCAGCTTTTCTCTCTTCTTGCATCATAGTTTCTTGAGCTTTTCTTTGCATATCCATAGCTCTTAGATCAAGTTCTCTTTGTTTCAACGCAATAAGTGGATCTTGTTGTTTCATTCCTTGCTCTTCTGCAGCTAATTGTGTTGTTATCTCAGCAACTCTTTTTGCAACTAAAGAATCAAAAACAACCTTGAATCCTTGTGGATCCATTTGTGCTTGTTGTGTCATTTCAGGATTATTTTGAACCATATCACCGATTTCACCATGTGCCTGTAATGCAATGTGATCAGATATGTGTCCTTGTAACAAAGCATAGACCATCGGATTGATTTGAACCATTCTTGAGCCCATAAATGCTCTGTGCGCAGCAATATGTGATGGATGATCTTGTTCAGGAAACGCTTTTAACATCTGCATCTGTAAAGCTTTTGCATTTTCAGTTGCAGGATCTTCAGGTTTAGGTTGCATCTCTGGTTTTAGTAAAGCATCGATGTGTTTTGTACCCAAAGCTTCATAAACTCTTCTATATGCCTCTCTAAGGTTGTGCATTTGTGGATTTGACATAGCAATTTTCAAATTTTCGTTTGCTAATGTAACTCTTTGCGCCATACTCATGATATTTGGGTCTGCAACAGGTATTACATCGACTCTGTCGTCAAAATCTGCAAGTTTTACAAATCTATCTGCGTTTTGTACTGCATATGGGTACACAGGTGGTAGATAATCTGCAAAAACTTTTGCTAAAAGTCTAAATTCTTGTCTCATTGCATAGTAACAACGCTTATGAATCGCACTCATGACCCTTGAACCACGCTCTAAAAGCGCAATTGTAGTTCCAACAGCTCTATTTTGAGCATCTTCACCTAATTGCATGTCTGCAATGGCTGCAAAACGTTGTCCTGCTTGTACTACAAACCCTAAAAGTTGAAATAAAGTTGCACTTGGCTCTTTAAAAGGCAAAATTTGGAACTGATCTTTGATATTTCCACCGGGTGCATCAACATCTCTGAACTCTCCAGGTTGAAAAGGTTGGTCATCGTCACGAATTCTTATTCCTCTCGACTTAAATCCTGCAGGAAGGTTCGCTAAAGTACCTGCATCAAGCAATTGTCTTAACGCTTGAGTTGCAGATCGTGATAATCCACCTATCATGTGTATCAAACCAAAGCCATAGAAGCCTAAACCAGGTAAAAACTTGTAATGAACAAAGTATTCTTTCCTAGCTGACGTATCATCATCTGCATTATAGTTTCTATAGATAGATAAAATCTTACCTGAGCCTTCATCAATTGTAATAATATACGGAAGTTTTACTTTTTTCTCAGGATTTTCTACTTCGAATTCTTCTAGGTTGCAATCGACGTGCATTTCTAAAATATTGTATTGGTATTCTTTTTCTCCAGCAGGTTTTACACCTTCAAGTTCATTTAATTTATCTTGTATTGGACTCTTCTCTGGCTGCTTAGCCATTAATTCGACATCTCTATAGAATCCTGCTTTCTGTTGCTTAAGAACATCGTTCTCTGACATCTTAACTAAGTGTGTGATTCTCTCACAATCTTTTAAATCAGTTGCGTAGTATGGAACAATTAAATCTTCTGCAGGAACAAATTTAGCAACAGCTCTTTGTTTGATTTCATCAAAGTAAATTTTTTTGAATGCAGATCCAGCGAGTGGTAAATAAAATAATAATTGATCTGTGTCTGGTGTGTATTCTTCCATTTCTTCCATAAGCATGTAATTCATGAAATCTTTTACACGAGTAGCTTGATCTTCAACTTCTGATGTCTGTGCACCAATAATAGATGTTCTTACAGGACCATCACTTGGTAATAATTCTTTGTAAGCTTGTGCTTGAAATTGTGTTACCGCTTCTGATAAGAGAGGATGCGTTACACCACTTGCACCTTGGAAAGGTCTAGTAGCGTTTACATATTTAAATCCTAATAAATCTAAACCTTGAGTGTAAGCTTGTTCCCAATCTGATCTTGAAACTTTATCTTTTTTGTAATCCTGAATTAGTTGAGCAGACATACGACCAAGTACACGTTCATCCATGTCCTCAGCCAAGTTTCTGAAAAAGTCTTCTTCGGGTAATTCCTCTTCAGGAACTGATTCTTCTGTACCCTCTACTTCAACATCAACTTCTTCTGTCTCAACCTCTTCAGGAAGTTCATTTTGTTTTTCTACTTCAGCCATCTTTATGACATTTTTGTTGGTTTCAAATTAACTAATTTTCCACCTCTTGCTTTAACCATTTTTGTTGCTTGACCACCTGTATTCATATCAAAGTAATCAAAAGCTCCTCTATAGTTTCCAGCTAATGTTCCACCTTTTTTAGATGTAGCATTTGGTCCTGGAGGTGTTTTGAAGCCTTTTTCTTTGTAAACATTTACAGCGTCTTTGACTTTACCCATAAATGTTTTTTTGATTGGTTTTGCTTTTTTTGTAATGTAGTTTACTTTGGCTTTATCGCCACCCTCAGTCTTCAAGAATTCTTTCATCTCTCCAGCTTGACTTAGAGCTCTAGCACCTAGGGCACCTACAACTCCAGCCATAAGGGCTTTTTTAAGTTTTTTACTTGCCATGATATATATCTCCTATTGTTATAACAGGATTATCTTATCATGCAAATATATTTACGACTAGTCCACCAGTCTGATATGCTTTGAAGGGTTTGGTCGCCATTTCAGGGCTTACTTTAATTGCAAAAGCATCAAGATATAATCTAGTATCACCTGCCTGCATTTCAACGACTTCACCACCATATCTGGATTTATAGTTCTCAGCTTCTTTCAATGTTTTGAAAGCAGCCATGTGTTCTGTGCCTGCTTTGTCTGGATTAAGACCATAAACCTTTTTAGTATTGTCAACTTTACTTACTACTTTGAAAGGTTTGTTTGGGTCTGATTTTGCTACAGGAATTGTTTTTACTTCTGAATTATATTGCTTTGCAAGTTTCTCCATAGCTGCAGGTAACGTTGCTTTTTTGTTTGGATCCGTCAAACCTTGTATTGGTTCTTCTACATCATTACCTTTTTTTCTAACAACACCTTGTCTCCCACCATAATTTTTGAACCCTGCTTTACCAAATCTGTTACCATAAAATTCTAAGTCACCTAAGTATTTTGTTCTCTTAGCATGGTGTAGATATTCAACAGGAGATATAGCTACCCAATCAATACCTCTATCAGCTGCATCTTTAATTTGGTTTTTCAATGCGTGTGCTCCCCAATTTTCTTTTCCATATAAGGGTAAAAAAGGTATGCCATCTCCCGCTTGTGTTTTTGTAATATTAGCTAAGTTCAAAGAATTATTTTTTAACTCATCAAAGTCAGAAGATAACTTCTTAAATCGTGCAAGATCTTCTCGTGTTTTAGCTGTACCTCTTTTTGAAATATCCAACATCTCTTCTACAATCTTATCAAGCTTTCTATTTGCAGAAAAAAATTCTATTTCATTACCAAAAGCGTTTACAACTTTTTCTCTTGTAGGATTTATCTTTCTAAGTTTTTGATGATAGTCAGATTGTATCTCATCAATCATCATCACTTTTTGATTTTGATTTGTACCTCCTGATCTTATACTCCCTCTTGTATGATACACCTGGTTAGGTATTGCTTTTGTAGCACCATAATCACTTGTGTAATGTTTGTTGAATTCTGATCCTAGTCTTTGCCCCATTGGTAATGGTTTAGGATAATACACAACGTTTTCAAAATATTCATCACCACCTTTGATTCTGTACTCATTATAAGAACCATACTTAGGTAAGAAACCTTGTTGTTTTTGTAAACTAAATAATCTAGATAATTCTCTATCTTTGTTTGCAGCTAAACTTGTAATTCTTGTAACTTCATTTGCATCTACAGCAACTCCAATTCCTCGTGCCTTTTGAGCCAAATTTTTATAAGCTTGAATATCACTTGCAAATATATTTGAAAAGTCATCAAACTCATCGCCATCCACACTTCTGAATTGTTTTGTTAATCTAGAAGTAATTTTTAAAAGTGAGTTTTGAGTAGCCGCAATATCAGTAACTATGTCTCCTGCTTCGTCTCCACCTTTAGCAACAACCTTATCTCTTAAATCTTGTAAACCTAAATTCATTTGTCTACTGACATCTTCAGCCTCATCAACAAGTTTTACATTTGTAGTAAGTTTTCTCATTTTAAGATTATTTACGGGAGCCTTTTCTACAATGTAAAGCAAATCCATTTTAGTCAAAGGAATTCCTTTTTCAGCAGCCGTCTTTAAAAAACCTCCAACAACTTCTCCTTGTTTATTCAATTGTAATATATTGGAGTCCCATAATTCTTCTTTTTTTACAGCTTGTGAAATATTTTTAAATTCAGGATTACCTGTCTTAAAAGATCCTGGGCCTGTTGATTTAAAATCTTTTATCCATTCTTGTGGTTTTCTTGCACCCGCAACAGGATGTCTTGCAATGTAATCATACAAAGATGAACCTATTCTGTTTGTTTTACCACCCCTAGATAGAGGTTGTAGATAAGCAATTTTTTTTAATTCATTTGATCTTGCTATCGCTTCTTGTCTGATTTGTTCTTGTTGAGTTATCTGAGGTCTCTTCATCAATTGACCTCTTTCAATTTTAGTTGGAGCTATTGTTAATACTTCCTCCACTTCATCAACTGGTGCCGTGGTTCGTGATACGCTAAGCTTTGGTTTTCTTAAACCTGCGATTTTACTAATGGCTCTTGCAATAGGGTTCCTAGCGACCACAGCTCCAATACCCACGGCTGCCATCCCAGCAAAACCTTTCAGAGCATTAGGATCATATTTTTCAAAAGTGTTATCATTGTCTCCTGGAACTGAAGATGTCTTATCATCTTCGAACTTACCTGATTCGATTAGTTCTTTTAAACCTGACATTAGTAATATTTATACTCCTTTGGAACGTTATATCTTTCCTCCTCATAGTCACTTAGCATTTCTATGAAGTTTCCTTGTCGATATCTTAACACGGCTTGTGTGGTGCTATCTACATAGTCGTCATTGGCTCCATGAGGAAAAGCAGCACATTCTTCAATAACTTCATCTGCATACTTTTCTCCCTCTGGATAATAAATCTGACCCCCTTCAAAAACAGGAGCACAGGCGTTGACCCGTGAGTGTTTATCTTTACCTCGTGATGGAACGAATGGAATGACAGGAATTCCCATACGTCTGAATTCTTGCATGAGTGGTTCTCCTGTAGCTTTAGCTTCAATGATCACTGTTTCAGGCTCCCAATATTTATATTGATCCATTGCAATTGCTTTGAGTTCTGGAAAATCATATTTACCTTTAAGTGCATCAAGTAGAATCATTGCAGGTTTACCATCTTCTTGTGGAAAGAAAACTCCCCAAGTTGTAATAGCAGAATAGTCAGCTGTTTCTTTTGCACTGAATGCAGTATCGTAGGATTGAATGACATGCTGTAGTTTTGGAATTTTTTCATGTTCCCATACTTGCCACCACTCTCTTTTGAGTATAGCTCCTTCTTCTGATGTAGGGTTCTGCATATACTGAGCAGACCAGTTTCTTATTGGTAATGATGCTTTTACTTTTTCTAATTCTTCTAGTTCCCAATACTCAGGCCATACTGGGTTCCCTGAGTCGAGGATCGCAGGAAATGATATTACATTCCACTTATCAGCTTTGGGTTCTTTTTGAGCCTTGATTAATCTTCCTGTCAGGTCGTCCTCTGCCCACCTTGTCATAACCACGACTATCGAGCCACCAGGTTGTAAACGTTGTCTTGGTCCTGATACATACCAATCATAAGCTCGTTCCATTGCAGATTCAGACATTGCGTCTTGTTCAGTATGTGGATCGTCGATAATAAGTAAGTCCGCCCCTCGTCCTGTGATAGAACCGCCTACCCCCGCTGCAAAATATTCGCCACCATGATTGGTCTCCCAACG